TTCCTTTGATTCTTGCTATGCCAAATGCTTTCTTTCGTGCTGTTTGAGCATGTATGCTTTCTACTTTCAATTTATAATGGTTTTCTAAGATATAACCAACAACTGCCTTGTTTTTCACAAGTTTGATTATAACTTGCTGCGAAGTGCCTCCACCAGCAAATCCAAACAAGCTTTCTTCAATCATTATTTTCTCAAAAGTTTGACCTTTTAAAGCAGTTATAATAAGGTCTGCTTTAGTAGCATAATCTACCACATCTGAAATATCAACAAATCCAGCGCCAAGAATAATCTTATTTTCTGTTACAGCCCAACCACATGTCGTGGTTGAGAGATCAAGTCCCAATACTTTCATATAACCATTTTATAAAAACTATATTACAAACGACCGCTTGGTGCGTATGGAACAGTTGGAAGCGTATTTCTTCCATTGTACGCCGGATCCAATCCACTGACGTTGTTCCAGTGATATTCAACGTTGGATGATTGTGGTTGTTTTTGAAAATCCAAATCCGCTTCACTGATGAAGTGAGTAGTAGCTTTACCGGCGGTCTTGGCGTCACCAGTACCAGTATTGATGGCTGGTGCGTTGTTATAGCGTTTTTCTAGTCCCGTGGTGAGTGATTTTCTTTCAATTGGTTTGTCTGCCATATATAGTTTCTCCTGTTGTTTATTATAAATATAGTGTTATGTATCAAAACGGACGACAATATTGACTGGCCAATCAATTAGATTTTTGATCGGACGACCAAGTTTACCTACTGCTACAAGTTGATTGTCTTGATATAATCCAATTGTGGTGACACATGGTGACAAAAATGAACCAGTGGCGTCATATGATGAACTATATTGATATCCAAGAAATGTTGGATTGACTCTGAATGGATTGTTGCCGCAATATGGATTTAGATAATCTTCAATATCTTTGACATATCTGCGAGTTGAATCTATGGTTAGATATTGTGCCAAAGTACTTGGATTCAATCTCTTCAACACATATAGTGCCAATATATAACCATCATTCATGTTGATTTTTCCGTCGCCATCAACATCCAACAACCCTGTGTTATATAAATTATTTGTTATAAACTGATATGCGGTATTGGTGAAAGCTGCCAAATATGAATATTTTACACTGGATGCTGTATCGTCTTCTTGTTGCAACACATCACCGGCTTCTGTTTGAAGAATATCATTTGCCCACCAACTAAAATCAGTGTTTGTGTCTTGTTCCAAAACAATACCGTTGTCATCCAACACATAATCTGCATAAAACTTCTTGAGTTTCAAGTATCTCATGATAAGATCCACATCTTTATAATCAAACACACCATCTTGATTTACATCAAATGTAAGAGGGTTTGGCTGCAACGAAGTTGGATTGGTACTATAATTAAATTCACCCGGTCTTATTGATACAAGATATTCATGTTCATATATTGTATGAGCACCTTGATAATCCAAAGTAAATCCACGAGAACCCGTTCCTGTCATTACATCATGATACATTGATGATGTGTTGGTGATTACCAAATGTCCATTCTTATAAAATACATTACCAATCTTTGGATCAGCTTCATATTTGTTCATGTCATATACATAAACTGAACCAGAATATGATGATGGAAATGAACCGGACTGATTTATTGGATCAATGATTTGGGAATATGCAGATGCCGTGGCCAAATTTACGATTGGTGCTCCCACGCACATAAAATCGGAAGCAATAGAAACAGAATATCCATATATATTGTATGGATGATTTTCTTCTTTGTTTCTTCTCAATTCACCGGCTCTATACCAAGCATCATTTGTGAAATCAAAATTATACAATGTTGCTCTACCCAACACAGAATCAAGTGATGCAGAAGATTTATATGCATAATTTTCCAATATATAAGAACTGCCGGAATATCCAACCGTCCTGCCAAGAGTGTCTGGCAATGAAGTGACTGCTGCGGTATTTCCGTCGATAGACACAGCGTGACCAAAATTATTATCGGTCAAATAGTCTCTGTTTCCAAATGTCTTGGTAATCAAATCATATTGCCAACGCAAACATGCTTCATCATATCTATAGGTGTATAAATATGCAGCACCCAAAATCATAGCACTTCCTGTATATCCATAATATGGTTTATATGCTTTGTCCGCTTTGCATCCAATGATTACATTCTGTCCACTGACATCTACGCTATAACCAAACATATCTGATGTTATAACACTGGACACATCAACGGAATATTCCGGAGCATCAATGTTCAAATCGCCGGTTTTGCTATTGGCGATGAATATTTGGTGTTGTCCCCAAGAAGCAGTTGGACATGCACCAAGCGATGCCGAATGGTATGAACAAGTAAATGCTACGGCATACCCTTTGCCCGTTTTATTTGTACCAACAATCAATCGGTTTGAATCCAAAGATACAGACCAACCGAAATTGTCACCAGCAGACTGGTTGCTTGAAGTGATAGTAGTTTCATACTCCCATGAATAGTTTCCTGAAACAAATGTTGGAGTATAACTTTGTGAAGCAATATATGAACCTGTTTGTAGTTCCTTGCAAAAATCTTCTTGAGTAACAACCTGCATCCATACCGAACCAGTATCAATATTTTGACATGGATATTCCGCATCCATATATCTTTTCTTTCTATACAAATGTACCGCACCCTTGCTACCACTCACACCAGTTGCTCCAACGGCCAAAACATCATTGTCAATGGCAACCGAAGTACCAAATTTGTCTCCGTTGCTTTTTCCTTTTAGAATATTTATTATTCCCCAATTATCTTCGCCACCCTTGTATCTGTCATACACACATACAAAACCTGGATACATACTGGAAGAACAAACTGAACCCGTTGGGGAACCAACCGCCAAGAAATTGTCTCTTACACACACGGACGTACCAAACGAGTCTTTGAAATACGAAGATGTATCAGTCAAACTTTGAGTAAATGGAAAATGTAGTTTTGCAATTGGGCGATGATGTCCCCGAGTTTCATCATACTTGAATAATGCAGCATGACCAATGCGATAATCGGATAAACTATAAGCATCCATTGACGAGCCAACGGCAACATACTTTGACCAACAACTCACAGATTCTCCAAAGTGTTCATTTTCTGGAAAGAACAAATCTTGATGACTTCCGGTGTTCAACACCCATTCAGAACCGCTTGGACTTGGTGGAATATATGTTACCGTCAATCCCATTGCCATATATTGTTTGGCATTCACATAATCAACATACTGAGTAGAACCATTACTGAATGTTACATAAAACAACCCACTACCAGTATCCCATTGTGAAATTGCTATATGAGTGTTTCTTATCGCTTGTATTTCAGCAGTTGATGGAAAGTGTGAACCAGTTGCATACAAGTTGGTATAACCATCATCATGAATGTCCAAAGTTTGGTGAATGTTGGAGTCGTCCACAAGTTGAACTGTATTTGGTATAACCTTTTCGCCATATACATTATGTTTCAAAGTGGCAGTGATGATACGATCATGAATTTCTCGCACTTCTTCTTTTCCAGTTTTTGGGTCTTGTGTATATTCTTCAACTCCAAACAACTTGATTGGTTCGCCGGCATTCTTATAAAACATAGCATCAGTCGTGCTGTGTATGTTTCTGGCATATTTACCAGATGAATTTATTGGCTCATCGGAAGAAACATAATAGATGCTACCAGAAGGATAAAATGGAGAAGATATTTTCAGTCCTTCGTTCACTTCCATTCTACCATTATAATAAGTGCTTACTCCGTATGTATCTACACTAGCAGAGTCAATGCTTTGAATCGTCCAATGTTTGAACGTGCTAAATGGTCTTACTGTGATGTCTCCCGCAGTGAACTGCTTAATCATATAGACATAAATATTTGTCTACAGCGGGATTTACCCGTTACTCAAACATCAATTTTTATCTTCACCAAACATTCGTTGGTAAAGTCTTTGAGCAATGGCTGACTCAATTTGGCAACAGCAACAAGGTCGTTGTTGTCATTGTACAAACCAACGGTCGTAATATACACCTTTGGATTGGTATAAAAGTCGGTAAATCTTAGCTTGCCAATGTCTTGAGAATTACTTGGATTGTCGTTCTCGGATATAACAAAGGTAGGATTGTTGCTATAGTTGTATTCTTGATTCTTTACACGAACAAAGAAGTGACGAGCCGGAACATATTCAGTGACTCGCGCCTTCATTCCACTTATAGATGTTCCATTTTTAATAGCTGAGAATATCAAATTTCCCATGCTGGCAAAACCACCATTCCACTCGGTTGAGTTATAATACAACGACTTGCCATCAACCTTACCAATCAATTCATGTACCTTCTTTGCGTTGAGAATAACAATTCCAAGGTCTGGATACATCAACCCAATACCTTGATAATTTCTTGTAGCAAGAGAACCAGAAGCCAGTGTTCCTTGTAGTAAGTTATATCTCTTGCCACCAGTTTGAACTCCTGTGTCTGGGTTATCCCTGTAATCATCAATAATTGTGATATTTGTTCCAGAACCACCCACACCAGATCCGCTCAATGTCATCTCAAATTGCCCTGGATCCAATCTATCCTTATACTTGGAATTTCTGAATGAAATTGCATAGATTTCGTCGGCATCTGTATATGTTGCCGACCCAGAAAGCGAAGAAGTTATAAAAGTAAACTTTTCATCACCGGGTGACAATAGCAAGTTACGATACTGATTATAGATAGCCTTCGTTGGAAACAACAAACTGCCCTGTGAAGAATTTGTGTCAAAAGTAGAAGAACCAGAACCGGCATAATGACCGTATGCAATTGAAAAATAAATATCAGAATTTGATGATCCTGTTGGAGCATCATATACATTGGTATAGTAAAGACCGTTCAATGGCTCAAACAACGAAGAAGATTGTTGGGTTTGACGGCTGCTGGTGTAAAAAGATGACCCCACGGTCGTGGAACCATTTCCCCACACCGCTTCACCGTCACTCCACAATCCGGTAGAAACCGGTTGAGTTCTTCCTGCCACTATATCTGTTGGATCAAATTGTTTAAAAATCATTGTGGTAAAATTAAGAAGTTGTAGTTCCCTTTACATTCACAGTAACCGGTATTGTTACTGACCCGCCACTTTCATTTCCAACAACCGTGAGAGTGGTACTTAAAGTCTGTGTCAATGCCGAGTTTGGAACAAAGCGGAAACGAAGGCCAAGACTGACTTGAGCAGTTGTTGAAGAAACGTCTCCGATGAAGGTTGGAATCGTTGCGTTCGTAACATTCTGAAGTTGCTCTCCGATGATTGTACCAGCCGACTTGTTGGACAAAATTGCTGTATAACCAAGAGTTGTGTTGTAAACTGGGTTGGTAGAAGGAACAATGACCACTTCGCCCTTGTAATCTTTGTCCACATAAATGGCACTTTGACCAAGAGAAATTACCGGAATCGAAGTGACGCCAGAAGGAAGAGTAACAAGCTTGTATTTTAGCAACTGAGTTTCATCAGTAAAAGCTTCAAATACAGGAGTATTGCGAATAGCCAAGTCATAATAGGCAGAACCCTGTGGATGATTTGGTTGGTACAAGCGATAGTCTATTTCATCATCAGCCAAGGCATACGACTTTATGTTCAGACCGCCGTTTGCCGCAAGTAGTTCTCTACCCTTCTTTGTCAAGACTGCATCTACTGTTATTATTTCGTTATTGATGTACGCCATATAGTGTTACTTTCTCAATAAATATATATCTAATTACTTTTTTTACTTATTTTTAGACTGTTTTTGTTTCTACTGGGTCACTGTTATCCAATAGACCGGTATTCACATCAACCGTGGTTTTTTTATTTTGGCTGTTTTTCTTCCATTTAAACCGTGTATTTGTGTTGTCGTATGAGTTTATCTCTTTGGTAGAAAACTGTTGTTTGCCGTATTTGTGGTGGTTTGTGAAATATCCATTCAATAATTCAGCATTTTTTGGATAATATAACATGGATAGCGTTTTTCTATAATTAATACCAGAAGCCAATGAACCGAAAAATGCCCCCAAAGTTCTATACTTGAAATCATCTGTCACAGGTCCAGTTCCAGATGACAAGAATGTGGTATTATACTTTGTCAGATTTAATGTGGACGGAACTCCACCAAATATACTTCCAACAAAATGATATGTTCCACCAGAATACCCAAAAACGCCAGTATAAATCATAGGATATGCCGAAACATAATCGGAAGTTATAGAGATACCAGGTGATAATACCACACCATTTCCAGTTGATCCCCATAAAGAGCCAGATAATATTATTCCACTCAATGAATGTGCCGATGATATGGTATGTGATATTGAAGATCCGGTTGATGGTGGAGTAAAGCTCACGCTTCCGCTGTAGTATACATCTTCATAAGAAATTGTCACGAGGTACGAAGTCAATTCTGACAATTTTGCCATATTGATTTTGTAGTAAGAAGACGACAATGTTTGCACCGTTCCGTTCAAATTCACATTTATCTCATGGTCATTGAATGAAGACGATGGTAAATTGTATTTGTTGTATACTTGATACTGCTTCTTGACTTTGATTACATCGGCTCTGTAATATTCTCCATTATAGTATGTTAATCCATTGTCCGAATATACTCCAAATCCGTATTGGTCTTCGTCGGTTGGAAAAAATATTTGATTCACGTCACTTAAAATTGACGTTCCTTCATTTTTCGTAACCAAAGTATCTTCTAATTTCGGAACCTGTGTTCCAGCGATTCCGCGATTAACTTCTATGTGCGATTCTTTTTGAGGAATATTTTCTTGTACAAGTGGCTTTAGTTGAATCTTTGGACGCTCCAATATAGATGGTTCAATCAAAATACCATCAACCAGTTTTGCTCTGGCTGGAACAACCGACTTGATATATTTAAACATCGCCTTGTCAAAATAGAATCGTACCACGTTCATAAAGAACTGATAGTCTATTGCACCAAATCCTTGATCATAGAAAATTTGCTTAAATTTTTCAAATCGTGTGTATGAACTTGCATACACATATGATGGATCTCCAATTAGTTCAGACAGAGGATAATTTCCAAAGAACTTTATTATTTCTGTGTTTTGAATTTCGGAAGGAGAAAAGAATATACCAAGTCTATTAGATCCCACTCCAACAAGTTTACTCGATTGCAGGGACGATCTTTCGGTTGAAGACAAGTTTGATATCAATTCTTGTTCAACATAATTTATTTTATTGCTACCAAACTTACCTGCACCATAGTCTGGTAATTTTACGGTCTGTCTTGTATCCTTGCGAGTAAACTGCCAAGGAAATCCAGTTCCATACGCCGGATCACATTCGGTAGTTCTTGCCAATGGAATATTATTTTCCGGAAAGTTTATTGCATCAAACGTTGGAAAATCATCTCGGAACGACAAATTGTTTAATGTGATGGAATTTGAAGATGTATATAATTCCAACGGGCGCTCAAACGATATTCTGAACAGATTGTCAGAAACCATATTCACAGGAGAATTCAAATCATATGCATTCTGATGCAGTGTGTGATTTTTGAAGATAGAATCTCTTACAGGAGATTGCCAAATCTTAATTTCATCGATGTTTCCGAAGAATGCTTCTGGGTCAACATTCAAAGAAGATGTGTTTTGGTTATAATTGCCAATGTACACGTGCGAACCAGAACGGAATTGTGTGTTATAACTGCCACTCAAATATTGACTTGCCGTTGCAAAGAATGTGATTCTGGAATCTTCTGCACGTTGCAGATACACATCATATTTGATTGGGTATTGATCAATTTGAGATGGAGTGAAATTGTAGACAGAAAACTCTTGGGATGCGTCGTTGCGACGAATCATGGCGTGATAGGTGTTGCCATCAAACACCGGTGCCTTGTTGGTCATGACCGTCTTGACACTGCCAGATCCATTATCCAAACTGAAAAACATTTTTCCCCAATCCAATCCCTTGTCTCGGTATACTCCAACCAACCAACTACCAGGACATTCTGCCAATCTGAATACATGTCCTTCGTCACTGGTGCTATTTGGATCAAACGCGAAATTGAATTCCAATGTTTGCGCACTTCCTGTCCAGTTTACCTTAAAATATTCTGCACTTCCGCTGAAATATGGTTCATATTTTACTTCATCAATCACATACTCCGAAGTGTCCTGTAGATTATGTACATTGTGAATTCCACCATACTCTTTTATTTTTATAATGTTCTTTGGTATGCCAAAACAACTCAACAGTGATGACAACGATGCTTCTGTGCCTTTGGTTTTGTAGATATAAGGCAGAGTGTTAAGAATGCGCTTCCAGATGATTTGATTGCGTTGTTCTTCAGATAAATCTCTGCTCAGTTGATATAACTCGCTGGTAGTGTCAAAATCACTCTTCGAGAAGGATGAAAGTAGCAGTGGAAGATTCTCCTTGGAAATCTCCGCTTCCCAACCCAAGGATGCCAACATGTCTTCAACAATGTCTACCGAAATACCATAACTTGGACTGCTGGAATAATTATTTTTCTCTGTGATCTGTTTGATGGTCAATGACAGATTATCAAAGAAGTGACCAATCATGCCAACAAACTTGATATAATCAACATTGGAATCGGATTCTTCCACCATGAATTGTGGAAGATTGTTAATCAAAGAATTTCCATTGTTGCGATCATACAACGATGAAGAACCAATATGTTCCGTATACCATGCCGGATTTTTATACAAGAATTTTTCATATCCATCCATTGAAGTTTCAATGTTGTCTATTTCTGTATTTGCGTCTGTGCGCTCTTTTATATAAAACTGGTCATCTGGATTGCTATCAAGTTTGTTTGTAAAATATTCTATGTCGCCTTGAAATTTTTCAATTTGCGACTTTTTGGTATCAAATGCAGAAATTCTTAAAGTTGCTGATGAGAAATTTACAAAGTTTTTAAAATTTCTGTAATTTGTATTATCAACAATGGTGTCAAATGGAACACTTATCTTTGAAACTATTTCGTTATATGCACTGCCAGTTTGATTTATCAATTGCTCCATTGATAACGCTTCTGTAGCATTGCCTTGACTTTCAATCCTGACCAAAAAATTCGGACCCTTCAGAGGAATCGTTTGTATATTTGGTTTTGTGAAATAATATAAATTCTGAACTATCGGGAGAAATCCAAAATTGTTTGTGATCCAGAGATCATCTCCAATTGATATTGAAGCTGGCAGAGGATCGCTCAATTTTAATATCAACTTATCGTAAAATCTTGGATCGGCGGATGGAAACACCTTCTTGTTGAGGATAGAATATTTTTTATCTCTACCGAAATTTACATAATTTTTGAAATATCCGGACAAATATATGTTGTGCTTTACCTCTATAACATAAATCTCTGGATAGAAAATGAGATTATAATAGATATATCCAAGAAATTCTAGTATGGAGTTATAATCATCTGGCTTCCTGTTGGTTATTCTGTTGAGTTCTTGATCAACTACAAATCTGAATATGCTATAATAATAGTCTCGGACATCCTGAAAATTGGCACCGGATTCATAATTCTGATATAGCCAGTTTTTGAATTGATCATATATCCCCAGAATGTCATTGGTTGAGATTTCGCCGCTATTGCGTATATTTCCTTTCTTGACACCATAGAACATGTCGGTGAGAAGATTTATAGCATCAATGTCATTGCCAGATTCAGATTCTCTGGTATTTAGTCCGTAATTATACTTAAAACTGTCAGCCGCATTTTTATATCTATCTTTGGCAGCATAATACAAATTATATATAGGAGGAGACGAAATAGAATCTGTAAGAGTATTTGCAATTTCTTTTATCTGAAATTGATAATTTGAAAATATATTAAATTCATCAACGGTGTTGGATTGTATTCCCTTTAGTGTCTTTGGAATTATTGCTATTTCGGTTCTTGATGTGGAGATTGTGTCTATTATCAACTTTTCATCTGAACCATATTCTGTTCCAACCAAATTTCTCAACAATTCTATAGAAATCTTGTAATTTCCATCGAGTATTCCCACCTTGTTCAACTCCTTGGATACATCCAAGAAAAGAGAACTTGTTGAAACGGACCCCGATGTATTTGTTGAATCCGGTGTTGATGCTATAAGAGGAAACGTGCTATTAAAATTTTCGTATGAATAAGTAACATATTTGTTGGTTACATCATAATATGACTGAGTATTTTGTGTATATGATCCAGACGACACAACCACGGATGCAGTCACTTGAGACTCATCAAAATTGAATACCGAAATATTTATTATATCCTTATCAGATTCACCAAACGGAAAATTAACATAAGTTTGATTCTCGGTATAAAACTTCAAATCTTTTTCGGAAAAAGTAGAGCCAACATTCAAAGAAGATGTGGATTGGGTTCTATATTTTATATCTGTAAGTTTCATAGTTCTTTGAATGTAACATCATATTTTGTTTCTACTTTGATTGGGTCATACACCACATTCTGTAGAGGAATCATTATTGATGATGAATACAACTGACCACCAACATTTTGAATAATCAAATTACCATACGAATCTATATTTGGGGCGATGTATCCGCTTTGATATAGCTTCTGTACGTCATCTTGATTGTATCCTGTTAGATTTGGGTTTGCGTTCATCTAGAAATTTTGAAAGCTGTAGGAATTGGAAATGTCAACACGGACCCACTTTGCTCTGTACGAATTTCTACTTTGAAATATCTTTCTTGTGGAAGACCGGTTGTGTCCAACATGAAGTAGTTTCCGCCTCCATCAAAGCTCAGACGAGTGAATGTATCGTATGGAATAACAGCGTCTTCACTCTCGGCATCTTTTATCTGATAATAACTTGAAGACGGTAGATAATATGGTGTCAAATAATCGGACGATTTATTGGTGAATGTCTTGACGGGATAACGTTTTCTGGAAGAAACGTCCATTCTCAGTATAGATCCGAACTTATATTCTTTTGCCATATTTTTCATGTTAACAACAGCATCTCTAATTTGAATTGGGTCGGCGCTGCCGGTGCTAATCGTCGCATCTTCCCATGCTATGTCAATGTATGGAGAATATATTGTGTTGGTTTCTTTTGAGAAGAAACGCAACTTGCCATAATCTATTGAACTGGACTCATCGCTGTGCATCAATATCAAACCATTGTTCTGGATATCGCCAGTCAACCACGCATTTACAATGGTGGTGACATCCATTCTGACATCGGAAGTTTGATAATCAAAATTTTGATAACAAGTGTATGAACCTGTTACATGCGGGATAGGACCGGGAACCGGTGGAACATATGGAGATGTTGGACAATCTTCATAATAGGTGGAACCGGTTACATAAGGGGCATCGGCATATCCAGTACCATATCCAATTGATCCACTTTCAAGCCACCACACACCTCCACCAGAACAATCGATCAAAGAACCTGTGTACCAAGGTTTGGAATATCCATCGGAAAACTTCCAATTTGCTCCATCCGGATGGATTTGACCATCATGTTTGTAACCAGTCCCCATCTCCCATGATTGTGACACCGGATATGCCGCCAGAGTATATTTGACCGGAATTTCATTGGATTCGCACACCTTCAAGTTTAGATAAAACTTTGGATTTACTGGTCTGTATATATCGTTTGATGCAATAGATTTTGATACTTCGGTCAAATCAAAATTTAATAACGCCCTTGATAAAACAGATCCTGCTGTAATTTCACCCGAAACAAGTCTATACGAACTGGACACCACGCTTGGGTCAGTTGATCCTGAGTCATAAGAAGACGCCATCGATCCGCTTAAAAGTTCTATACTAGAACTGGTATAAGTAATCAGTACAGGATACGTAGATGTGCTTGAACAACTGTTCGTAGAAATTATTTTTTCCACTTCAAGAATTTCATCCAACCCCATGTTCTTGAACATATACGACGGATCGTTGCTAATGGTGGTGTCTTTGGTTGGATATAAAAAGTAATGCATATGCTATATTCTTTACATTATAAATATACGCCCCAACCAATAAATTGAGCCTATATTTATGCCACTCTGCCAACAATGTCTTTTGTAGGAAATCTTACTTCAAATATTGACGGATCAATGGATGGATATACCACCTTGTCTACCGTAGCCTTGCTGATGTCATATTCGTATGGAGAATAATCACCATCACGCAATGTCAAATTCTTAATTTTCAACAAAGAAACAGATTGTACACCATCAATCTTGGCAATTTCCAGTTCAAGACGACTCAAGTTGATCGGCTGACAGAATTGAATATTGTTGATATCAAAGAATTGTTGAACCAATGTTAAGCAATTTGCCAACACTTCACGCTTATTATAATTCTTGTATGCAATAATTGTAAAGTCTACTGCAATATTTATTATATATCCATCGAGTAGATTAACACTGTCTGTTAACATACGATATTGATTTAGATAGTTCTTGAGATTTTGGCGAATAGCTTCGTTGGTAACAATCAAGCGTTGGTTTGTATCATAGCCGAGTAGATATAAGTTGATGGCGAACTGATTGTTGTTTCCAATATTCTTTGTGTTAGTGTTTTGCGGCGCAAGAGAACTTGTAGAAAGTTGATTCGGTAATGCCTGTATATTTGGAGAATCCAAATTGGTATCTGCTACAGCATATGCTTTGGCAATTGAACCAAACTTTGAAGGCATTGAATATGTTCTTACAACATAATCTTTTTGAGTAACTGCGCGACCTTGCGCAGAAAAACTTGATAATGCATTGTTGCGAATTTCATCATTGGTTTCTGAACCACGACCTCCAGAAGCAGGAACTGGATTATTTACCTTTACAGAACGTCTAACCAAATTGGTCAATCCTTGATCAAACACCGGCAATTCTGTAATATCTCCAAAGAATTCTACGTTGGTAATATTCTTGATAGTATTAGCATTTACATTGCTCTCCAAACCACCTCCGGTGATATAGCGAATTGTTAATGTTGTGTTGCTTGGAGCTTGTCCAAATGCCCGAGACGACAAAAAGTTTGCGGGATCATAGTTTATGCTCTCATTTCTGAATGTGTTTGGTTTTCCAACAGTATATACATTTGGTATAATAATTTCGTCGTCGGAAACATTTGTACCAGAACCAAACTCCAAAAATGTTGTATTGTCAGCTTGCACACCAGTAACAAAACGTTTGGATGTTCTCAAATATTTCAACAAGAAAGGAACGGTGTCTCTGTATGCAGAAAGTGACATGTCGTTTTTGTATATATTTTCGCTTTCAATTGGTACCAAATCTTGTGCGAGATAATCTGTTTCATGCCAACGATTTCCGTCAGAATCATATACATCAAAAACTTCAATGACGTTTGTTTCAGAAAGATATATTTTATAAAATGGAGATGGCGCTGATATGCTCACAGTTTTGCTTATCAACTGACCAGAAAATGCTTCGGCGGTCTTTTTTAATACATAAAATTCTGGCTGTCCAGCGGCGTTGCGTTGATACACAGAAACTTCCAACGGATCGTTCTTGGTATCCACGGTAAAATCAACTGGTACACTGGTCAAAAATGAAACACCGGAATCGCTGGTGGCAGACATACCAGGTTTTATGATTTGAGCATAACTCATATCAGGAACAATGCTACCGTCTTCTGAAATTTTTGATGGCACCAATTGATATACATCAAAACTGGTGACGCTTGGTGCGGTTGGTTTTGACTTGTAACTCAACGAACGAGCAGAATCAATAATATTCTGACGTTCTTCTGAATTTACCAACATTGATTCTTTGAACTGATAGTCTATATAGTATGATAATACATCACCAACATAAGCAGCCATTTCAATATACATCATTCCAGGAGATGCATCGCTAAAATCTTTGTATGTGTTTGGATAGTATGTTTTAGAAAAATCAATCAAAGACTGCTTCAATTGCGAGAAGTCCTTGCTGAGATACTTAACATCTCTTTTTCCCGGTTGAAAGGATTTTGGTGTGTCTAAAATCATATATTATTTGTGTTCATGCCCACTTGCAAGGTTTGTTGGTCAAAAACTCCAATTGAAGGAACGGTAAATACAACCGAAACATCCAAACGATTATAATTATTATCCTTGTTGTTTACCACTGATACGGACTGCACATTCACATAACTCATCCATTTGGCAATGTCTCTGCGAATCGTGCTATCAATGATCGGAGTCATATCATCTGCCATGTTCTCAAACAATACATTCCACAGCCCAGAACCAAAATCTGGATTCATTCGGCGTTCTCCCTTTTTTGTTTTTAGCAACAAGTGTAAGTTTGACCTTACTTGCTCGATGGCACTGTAACTTTGGTTAAAATAACCCTGTGGCCCATGCGTGATGGGAAGAACTATACCATAAGTCTGTGTTGCTATTGCCATCTTTATGCCGGTCTGCTGGACTTTGCTTTGGCGTCAATCGCCTTCATCAACTTGGAATAGTCTCTGGTCATGGCGTTTGCCACAGCAGCAACATCCTTGTTTTCGGCCAACACTTCTCTTGGTAGATTTTTGATGGTGTCTATGGCTGAAGGAACAGACACGGAATTTTCGTCCGGAATTCCTCCAACGGTCTCGTTCAATACTTGGTTGAATATTGGGTTCGAAGAAAAGGTTCTTGGTGCTTGTACCGGCGCTTTTTTAACTGGTGCATCAAAAGCAACCGAAGGCTTCTTTCTTGGCGTGGAGACCTGAACTGGTTCTTTTTCTTCTGTAATTACTGGTTGAGCCGTAATTCTTTCGGCCAACACTTCCATGAGATATTGAGGAAGAGCATTATTAATCTCTTCTCGTACAACCGTTCTTATAATTTCTACTAGTTCCTTCTTGTTCATATATATGATTCCTTATATAAATATAATGTATTTTTAATAATTATCCCGATGGTGGGAAACTGAATGCACTTATTTTATCATTTGTGAATGACGTGGCACCCGAAAGTGTGTTGTTTATTGGTGTTGACACTGCCGATAGATTTAGATTTGCAGTTCCACCAGAAGTATTTTCCGACACAGTACCAGAAACATTGTCTTGAACAGCACCAGTTGCATCAGATACTGCATTTTGCATGTTTCCTTGTATTCCTTGTATTTGATCCTGTAGGTTGGATATCCCAGTCTGATCCATTGCTCCGTTTACCGCATCACCAACTTGGTTTTTCAAATCTCCAACCGCCTGATCTACCAGATCTTCAACCAACGACTTTAATATCGCACCCGGATTTCCGGAAGACAATGCAGAAATTATTGCAATCGCTCCACCTATCATTGCCATATTTATTTTAAGACCCGGTGCAAATGGCGGCACTATAGTTGTATATTTTGTAATTTTGTCGGCAATAAACTTTGGACCGGCACCAAGAAGAATACCGGCTTTATCCAAACCGGGAAAGCTTGGCATGTTCGGCAAGTTCAAACTTGGAAGCGGCGGCAATGATGCTGCAAAATTCGGAAGCGATGTAGCCAATCCAGTAGATCCGATGGCACCGGAAAGAGAAGTTGGACCTCCGAACGCTGACGATATACCGCCTATGGTTGTTGGAACCCCAAAAGTTGCAGCAGCGCCAGCCAGTGTTGTGGGAGCGCCAATAATTTTTGAGGAAATTCCCGATACAGATGTCATGGAAGATAAAGAAGAACCCGCTCCGATAGATATTGTGGGAGATTTTAAAATAGATAAACCTGTTGATGTCACGCTATTTGTCATCGATGACAAAGATGTTGGTGGACTTAGAGATACCTTCGGGGAAGAAAATAATGGGATGTCTGGCATATGTTAATCAACTCCTCCAGCAACGAACACTCTACCACTCATGAGCGAACTCAATTGAGAGCGAAGAGCGAGCAAACTGATCTGGGACGCTTGTAGAGACAGCAATTGTTCCGCCCATAATACTGAAGCGGGTGGTAATATAGGAAGTAGGGTTGGGCCGGTTTTGGTCAAATGCAAGTGGGCCTGTAGGGCCATTAGGACTTGAATTTGTGTATTGACATTCAACAGCATCCAATCGCACATTGAATACATCCAAGCCACCGTACTTCTTCCTAACAAAGCTGGTTCATATGTTTTTCCATGATCTCCCAAATATATCTTTGGAGAATTTATTGTTGCCGTCTTCAATGCGGTGAGCGTCATTCTATCAACACACGATATAGAAATTGCATCGTCACTTGTCATTCCAATTTTTTTCTTAGAGAAAAAAAACATTTCATCGGCTTTGGACGAAAACACCAACCTATCGCTGTTTATTACAATCTGATCACCGTCCAGTTTTGGTAAACTGACTGGTTTATTTCCGCGTATTATTGCGTTGGTTGTGGTAGGTTGAAACTTTGATATAGTCTTGCCGGAAGTTATATGAACAGACGAGCCGTCTTTATTTATGTCTTCTTCGGTATATCCCTTTGCGGTAAATCCCTCTGGGTTTTTTATTGGTGCCTGTCGATTGCGCAACAGAATTTTTGGATTTCCACCACCATCTTCATATTCTCCTTCAATACCAGAATCATTGTTTCTGTTGTCATCATATGCTCCAAATCGTATAGAAGATCCAAATCTTGATTCCAATATAGTATCTCCTTCATATCTTTTCAAGCTGCGAATCTTTGGATTGAACTTAAAATAATCTCCCAATACTCCAGTATAATTATCCCCACCAGCAAAATTCATGGTTGATTTTGGACCAGTGTATGGTTCTCCGTTGTTGTATTCATCAGTATTTTGATCCACCCAACCAGACACACGCTCGGTTATAAAACTTGCGTTGCTATTCACAACCGATTTGAAGTTCAATTTACGAGAATAGAAATAACTTTCCATATATCTGCCAACAATCACCATTTCATTCATCAATGGCCATTCTGTGATTCCGGTGTTTTCAATTGGATATGCCCACCCAAGTTGTTCTTTATCTTTTCCTCTTTCGCTGTTCAAAAATCTAAATTTGATTGCACCAATTTGACCATAATCACTTGTACCGGAGACAGGTTCACTGCCATCTATGTTCGGTGGAAAATCATTGGCATCCAATTCGTCTGTAAATGCCGGGTGTTTATCGTCCAATATAATATCCAGTACTACCGCTTCTTCCAATTCATAGAAATAACTTGTGTCTGGTTTGCGTTCGATGACAAACCTTTTGGAAGCAAGCATGTCATCTTGCTTTATGTTGAGGTCACTTCTGCGTTCTGTTTCTGTGTATGACATTATTTAAGTTCTTCTTTTGATTTTTCCGGAGACTTCATCGTCTTTGCGGTTTCTTCTATAGCCGACATGAGTTGTTTCTTTTCTTCGTCGGTTAGTGTTGTACCGCCTCCTTCACCGTCCGGTCCAACCTTGCCAGCCATCAAACGTTGAACAATGGCGGCAAGTTTGATTAGTTGTTCATCATTGCGCACAGACACATCAAAGTATTCTTTGAGCAAAGGAACAATTGTAACAGCGTCATTAACGGTTTTGATCATGTCCTTTAGGTCAGTGATCAATATGTCCAACTGGTCTTTCTTTTGTTCTGAATTATTTATAATATCTTTGCACAAAGAAGCAAAGCTTTTTCCTTTGTAAATCTCGAATTCAGATGTTTCCATATCCTATAAATAGTCTAATTTGTATATATTTAGAGAGCAACAGTGCCACGGTTTAGATATTCGGTTTTTATAACAGATTGTGGTCCTGCCATTTTGTTTATAACTTTTGTGATATGTTGAGTTTGGCAATCTGCGATTTCGCGTATATATAGATACAATGCTTTTTTATTGAATACATCAATACGATCAGCATTTCTAAATATTTCAACAACTGCGTTGGCAATCTTCAAATCGCGTTCTTTGGTAAAATGTTTGCCCACATTTTTGTCCCAATATTCAACCATGAGTTTGATAAATTCGCGTGTTTCACTTTCTTGCTTTTCGTGCTCTGGTTCAACCACAAACTCACCGGCTTCGCCAGTTTGTTCACAAATCTCAACATGCTTTTTGAAACGACGATATGTTGTGTTGTTGTCCAAGATAAACCAGTGCTTGGCCACAATACTAAAATAACTGAATGCCTTGCCTTTGCCCTTTTCATATTTACTCATGTTTGCAACCATATGTGAAATCGCTTGCTTCTGAATCTCAAGTGGACTTACATCAGCATAACTAAACTTGAATGTATTATAAATGTTCTCGGCAATCTTGCCAAACGCTCCTTGTATCTTTTCGTTATAGATACGATCCTTTTCTCTTGGATCTTCGGTTTCATTATAAGCAACAATGGCCGATTCTGTGTCTGGAGTGAAATATACATTGGACACCTTCTTTTCTACACCATCAACAGCCTCTTTCTTGTTCCTTTTTCCCTTTGGTCTGCCACGTGGACGAGAAATCTTTTCATTTACATGAAATTCTGCCGTATGTACAATCTGTTTCTTGATTTTCTTTTTGGGCTTTTGAGCTTTGACAACTTTTTTTGTTGGCTTAGATTTTTTTGCAATCTTTTTAGATTTGCCGATTTTTTTACGTTTCTTCATTTTATTTTATACTGTCATTGAACTCCTGTATCACTCTTTGTATTTCGGAAAAAACGAATCCAACGTCATCGTCTTTTTCAAACAAGTTTTTGTCATCAACTATCTTGAGGCGTTTATACACATTTTCTATTTCTGTACGGTATTCCTCGATCCATGCTTCATGTATCTCAATCTTTTTTAGCATGTTGTAGCATGCATATGCCAACGCACAGGTTGAGATAAAAAACAAAACCATTAATATTGTTATCCACATAAATTATTCCTCTTCTTCTTCAAGTTCCTCAGCTTCATAACCAAGTTCTTCTTTCAATATTGCCAGTGCATCTTCAACGGCTGGCCAACTGTGTCGTTCAAGCGCGTGTTCAAGTAGTTCTTTTATTTCTTCCAAGTTATCAATGTTGATGTTCATATTATAGAATATTCCAGCCTTGCTCCACGAGTTCCAAGGCTTTCTTGTATTTTATATATTGAGTTTCTCCATCTTTTCCCACCATAACTTTATCATTTCTGCCATATTTAACTTTTTTCTCTACTCTGGGTGAAAAGCGAACGCCGTCGTCAATCATCAAAACTCCATTGGTGTGGTCAGTTTCGTGTTGAATGCAAATGCTTTCCAACAAGCCGTAATCCTTGCCAGCAGATTCTTGGGTGACTGGGTCTGTATCTGGACCAAATGAAAGCGGATTGGCGTGATTGAGAGTTGATACGGTCACCTTCAGTGAACGTACCGTGCTTGCGAGTTTTCCGGGCAAACTCAGACATCCTTCGGTGAAGATAAGTTTTTCTTTGCTTGCTTCTACAATAGTGGGATTCATGAGAACAATTGGTGGATTATCTTTACGAACTCGTACAATTGATACCGCCTTGGGTATTCCAATTTGTATAGCAGAAAGACCGATGCCATGTGAAAGTTCATCCAAAGCCTCGATCAGTTTCTTGGCGATTGCTTCGCCTTCTTCTATTGTTGCTACTGGCTCAGTTTTCTTGTGTAGAAAATCTTTGTTTTTGACAATTTTGTAACTCATATTTTTGTGAATGGTCGTATATACAATTCACATATATATGCTAAATATTTATATTGTCAATGTATAATAAATAAAAATGTAAAGAATTATTCTTTATGCATTTTAACTTTACCACTTGATATGCCATGTGGAGCAATGGGTGCTTGTGGTGGCAATGCTCTGAATGTCTCGTCTGCGACAATTGATTCCGGTGATACAACATCAACTGCAACAGGTGCTTTAACCAAAATATTTTCTGTGATTGTATCTGTTGTTGGAGTGGATGTTGCATTGGGCGTCGGAATTGGACCGGTTGTGGTTGGCGGCGGTTCTATTACAATCATTGGCTGTTCTTTCTTTTCATCCTTTTTGATCAGTGTATTGAACGCCAAAATTAAACATATTGCCAACGGATCAAACACTCCAATGATGGCCCAAATAAAATAATTCACTGCTTTGTCCAATGGAATGTCTAGGCTTTTGGCAATGAACTTGAATGTACCAACATCTGTATGAACAATTTTTTCTTGCGTTTCTGTGTTTTGTGCTCGCAATGTTTGTATATTATTTTGATATTCAATTATCTTCTGCTTGCTTTGATCAGTCATTTCACTTCTTTTGGTATTTAATGCGGCAATCTTTTCATCCGTTTCTTTGTTGTATGCTGTTATAGATGCTGCAATGTCCGCACCTTCTTTTTCAACATTTTTTATATTCGCATCTATTTCACTTCTTTGATATTTGCTGCGAGATTCAATCGCCGCTACACGATCATTATATTCTTTTACTTGACCAGCATATTGTTGACGCAGTTTTTCCATTCTGTCTTGTGAAGATTTTATTTGAGCATCAATGTCATCGCGTTCTTTCTGTTGCGACTCTTTGATTTCTCTTGCTTTGTCCAATCCACCTTTTTTGAACAAGTTTCCACTGCCTTGGTCTATCCATTTTTGTACTTCTTTATCTAATATCTCAAGCCGCGAGTTATACAACTTTATTTGCTCAAGTTCACGACCAATATCAGAGTCGGTAGATGACTTGGATAGTTCCAATGCTTGTTTTGCTGATATAATATCAGACGAAGCATCTTTGTTTGTGTCCGTTGACTTTCTTATAGTTTCTGCTTGCTGATTCTTTTGGTTTATAAGCAAAGTACGCTGTTCAATCACCTTCTTTCTGTTGTCCTCAATAGACCTTATTTCTGCTTCATTATAAGTTGATGTCTTCAGTGATGCTATTTCTTTCTCAATATCTTTTATATTGGATATATTTGACTCTATTTGGTGTTCATACCCTTGCACGGTAATAGATGTAGCTGTGTAACCGGCACTTAGATATCCATAAATACCTATCGAGGTTATGAGCATAAGAAAAAATGTGGCTATGACCATGTATGTTTTCATCCACAAACTTATGTCATTCCATTTTTGTTTTAAAAAAGTAGCAGTAATAAGCTTGCCAACTTCAAGCGCCGTTCCCATCACAACAATAGACGCGCCGCCACCAACAAACAATAACTTTAATCCAACGATACTAAAATAAGCACCGCACGCGGATATAACAATCGCACTCAGTAATACCAAATAGGCTAAAAATCTCATGATTTATATAAATCTATAAATATCAGTACTGCGCCCTATTACGACGACTTATTATAAAGTTAAAGATCAGCGTTCGGCCAACTTCAAGTAATCATCTTTTGGTGTTTTAGGATTTTTTATATATATTGACTTGAACTTGGCAAGTAAATTCTTAAATTCTGGACTTGGTTTCATGCCCATAGCAATCAAGTCATTACCTGTAACTGGCAATGGGTTGTTCTTTATGGAGTCTTGTGCTTCTGTATAGCGTTCCTCAGCTTCGTATACATTGAAGTTTTCAACATATATTTCGGCATAGTTGAACAAGTATGTCACGATGTTTGGCGAAGTATAAGCCAACTCACGCAGATATTCATCGGACAGGTTGTTGGCATTCTGTAAGAAAGTTGGCAGTGCACTCAAAGTATTCGTCACAGATTTGATAATGTCCAAGCTGTATCTCAATCCACTCATTTCAGATTGCACTTTGTTTGGAGTTATTGGATTTAGTGCAGCAACAAGACGAATCACGAGGTCTGGTCTGAGACCTTTCATTTGCTTCATATAATCTATGTTTGTCTTCTGGAGAGACGGAAACACATACTGCATCAGTCCAAATATTTGCAACATTCTAAACGCCTTGAATGGATAGTTGGTAAGCAGCATTTTATTAACTTCATCATGAATACGCTCTTTGGAAATGTTGGTGAGTTGGGCTGAGTTCTTTTTTATGGCACGAATCATGAACATCGGCAGCTTCCAATTATATTTTGCGGTAAACCGAACAGCACGCAGAATGCGCAACGGATCGTCGCTGAAAATAACATCTGGATCAAGCGGTGTACGAACAATGCCAGACTTTATATCAGCCTTACCCATACCTGTAAGGTCAAGTGTTTCACCCGTGGTCAAGTCGTGTAGCAAACTGTTTACCGTAAAGTCACGACGCTGTACATCATCCTCAAGCTCGCCACCAGAAACTTCTGGCTTGCGACTGCCGAGCGTATATTTTTCTTTGCGTGGAGCAACAGCTTCAACATCCACATCACTCAAGTCGTGTCCCATATAGTTGACACCTTGCAGTGTAAACTTCGCGGTGCCATACGTTGGAAATATTACAGGATTGCTACCGGCCTTATAATTACCAATTTCTTTTGCGGCCCATGTGGCAAAGTCAATACCAGCTGATATACCACCTTTTACAACCACATCAAGGTCTTTTGGTTTCATACCAAGTTGCATGTCACGCGGACTGCCGCCTGCCAAAAATACTTTATTTTTGAATGGTCCTTTTTTGACAAGGTTGCTCAGAAACTCCAAAGCGGCAGTTTCTTTCTCAATTTCAAGTATTAGGGTCTTCAACTTCATGTTATATAAATATCATGCCCTATAAATAAAGCAACCCCCAATTTCTTGGGGGCTGTTTACAGGGGTGGTTGAACTCAACATCACCCTCCACCAGTCTCATATAATAGGAGAGACGCCTATATAACCTTTACAATTGATATACTGTATGAAGGTTTATCAATTGTCAACTTTTTTATCCTCTGAAACGAAGTATTTTTCTTCAGACTCAAGCAGAATGTTGCATGGAGAATTGGAAGCCGTTGAGTCCATAACAGGTGCCCATTTTCGTACCAATTCCATCACTTTCTTCATGTCTTCGTCGCTTATGGAGAACCCGCCAGTTATTGGCGTCTTGTAATCACTCATAGCAACCTGACCTTTTGTGGCTTTTGTTCTTCAACTTTGACTCTAGGCAACACAATTTTGATTGCTCCATTTTGATAATCAACTTTTATTTTACTTTTATCAATACCTTCGCCAATAGCAAAAGAACGAACAAAACTTGAACGCTTTATTTCTCTATAAACATAACGAGCCTTGCTATCTGTTTCAGTTGATGCTGGCTTCTTGCCGCCACGAATAGTAAGAGTGTCACCTTCCAGTTCAACACTTACATCTTCTTTGGTTAGACCAGCAACATCTGCTTCTAGCACAAGTTTATCTATATATTCAACCACATCCACTTTGGGAAAACTGGTTTTTGCGTATGAACCTATATATGGTGTTACTCCGAAGTTATTGAAAACTTCATCAAACAGTTTATCAAAAGGGGTGAGAAACTCATCCCGTGTGTATTTAGTTAGTGACATATTTATTGTATCCTTTATTTATACCGACTTCATTATGAACATCGGCACATACACATTATCATGTTTCGTGCCAAATGTTTTGTCACACTATCTACCTCGTAAGCAATAAAAAGGACGATCTTTGGTGGATTATTATGTCACATCGAGTGTGAAATAAAGTCACCTAGAAATAAAAATTTTGGTGATAGCATCTATCCAAATATATTTGGATCGAATGGAATATTCTTTTAAAGATTTCGCTTGCGACCAAGACCCACTCGCAATCGCCAGATATATTTTATTCTTTATATCAACAGAGTCACAGGGATCGGCGTGAAAATCAGAGTTCAGCCAAGGAAGTTCTCTGGAACCCACGATTGGAACACCGTTGCAAACGTGATCGGCACCAACAATATTAAATGTTTCGGAGAAAGAAACTTGCAAGCCCACATCCATTGTACCACATAAAGACACAAATTCCATATGATCCAACCACAACTGCTCTACCAATTCGTGCTGAGAATTTGAAAATGCATCTCTGATTGCGGACAACACTGTTTCCCCCTTACATTCTATTCGACTTGAATTTATATGGAATCTCAGTTTTTTCTTGTTTTCATTTGCATATGCCATTGCCGCTATTGCTTGTTGCAATTGATTTTTCAACGGCCTGATTGCACCGAAACAAGAAACATTAAATGTGTCGGAATCATTACGATCCTTAATTGGTAAAGTGTTGGGTACTTCGTAATAATTTGGTAGTAATAATATATTATTGTTAAATTTTATATTCTTAGAATCTGTCACCACTTTGAAGTCATATACTGCCCTCGGAGAATTGCATGATACATAAACATTATTGATATTTCCATATTTTAAAAACGGCGTTAGGATTGCACCTTCCACCGATAAAAATGGAAATTCCGAATGGCATCGTATTATCCATCTTCTATTTTTATGTCTAGGATTTTCGGTAAGCAACTTTAGATTCTCGGCAGTGAACCAAACCGCTTCTAGAACAACAATGTCCGGATTAAACTCTCTAAGTTTTAATTCCAAATGGTTCTTGTTGTTCTCGCTCAGTATGACTTCCGATGTCATTCCATTTTCAACAAGCATATTGCTTACGAATCTTGCAGAATTGAGTAATCCAGAAGATCCCTTTGAATACTTGTCGTTTGGATTCCAATTTCGATCCCGTGCTTTAAGCACAAACAATATGGATATTCTTTTTTTGTTTGGATATTTACACAATTCTTCTTTACATATAGTTAAATTGGAAAGTGATTTTTTAAGATGTAACATCGCCGTGTATCGTATATATAGATTTTATTTTAATTCTTCAACGCAATTCAATGCACTTTGTATCACTTTGTCAATATCATAATATTTATATTCACCAAGTCTTCCACCAAAAATAACTTTATCTTCAAGTAAAGCATCCGCTTTATACTTGTTATATATTTCAGTATTGACCGTATCATTCACTGGATAATATGGTTCAGTTTTTTCTGGAATATATTCAACCGGAGTTTCCCAACTAACCCAAGAAACTGGGCTGTCTGATTTCTCAAAGTGTTTGTGTTCTATGGTACGAGTGTGAGGCACATCTTTATCTGTGTGATTTATAACAGCAACGCCTTGATAGTTTGAAGTGTTTATTTTCATATGATCAAGTTTAACGGTTTTATATTCAAGTTTGCCGTGCTTATAACTAAAATATTTGTCAATGGGACCAGTATAAATAACTTTGGTGTGTTCTGGTAGTTCCGTTGTAAAATAATCCGTGTTTAATCTTACTTCAATGCCTTCCAGCAACTTTTCAAATATTTTTGTATATCCGCCAACGGGTATACCTTGATACTTGTCATTGAAATAATTATTATCAAATGTATAACGAACGGGTAGTCTTTTTATAATCTCTTTGGGCAGTTCTGTTGCTGGTTTTCTCCATTGCTTTTCTGTGTAGCCTTTAATAAGTGTATTGTATACGTCCGACCCAACAAGTTTGATTGCTTGCTCTTCGAGATTCTTTGGTTCGCCTTTTATAACAGATGATTGTTTTTTGATAATTTCTTTTACTTCCATTTCCGAAGTTGCTCCCCACATTTGATAAAACGTCCACATGTTGAATGGAAGAGCATATAATTTTTCTTTATAGTTTGCGACGGGGGTGTATACAAAGTTGTTGAATGTAGCAAACTGATTTATCCACTTCCACACTTCTTCATTTGATGTATGAAAAATGTGCGGACCATATACATGAAGATTTATGTTGTCTCTGTTTTCTGTATAACAATTGCCTCCAATATGATCACGAGAATCTATAACAAGAATCTTTTTCCCAATCTTGTTTAGTTCATATGCACATATGCTGCCAAAAAATCCTGCGCCAACTATTAAATAATCGTACATTTTAAAAACGTTTGACCCAAAAAATGTTATCGACCACGGTTATGTCCGAAAAACATTCATCAACTGCCCGTCTGACACCTTGCCATGCGCCATAATCATCTCCAAACATAACACCACGAGGATTAATTAGATGCGAGTATATTTTTATATCATTGAGCACATCTTCATACTCATGAGAAGCATCAATATAAATCAAATCCGCTTTTATAGTATTGTTTTTTAAAATCTTCGCCCCCGTCGAAGATGTTGCTGGTATTGGGAAGATTATATCTTGGAGATTGTTATGAACAACGTTTGATAAAAATTGATAATAAACTTGTGGGTATCCGTTTCGGCACATCATATTTCTTTCTTCCGAACAGCCGTGTGTCCAAAACTCAAGAGCGCCCAGCCACGTGTCAACGCAATACAGCTTGGGATTATCACACACTTTTTTTAGAGATTTTCCCATAGTTATGGAAGATTGGCCTTTCCACGACCCGACTTCAATTACAACTTTTGGTTTTATCTCTCGTACCAATATATCGAAAATACTATGATTTCCATTCCAACCCCGACAATCCGGCGGTAGCGGCGAAAAGTTATCATATATAGATGCATCGGTCAGTTTACCATTCATATATTGCGTATATTTGAAACAATGTTTTTTCTACGTTGTATATATCAAACGGGGCATTTTCCCCGTCTATACAACTCAATATTTTTTTATAAAATTCCACAGGTCGTTGTTGTATTATTTTTTTGCTGGCAATGTACTGGGCACCTCGTATACATGGAACTGGATATACCAAATCAAACCCAATTTTTTTTGCAAACTCGTTTATTTGATTTGGTATATTTGCAACCGCGTCCGATGTATGGTATATTATTGTACCCAATGGTTTAAAATCCATATCAAAATTAAAATTGTTTATTTCTTCCACTACCTCGGGGCAGTGATCAAACGGATTTCCTTGCAAAAACGCAGTGTATTCGCTTAATTCGTTATAGTTTTCAACTATATGAGTAAAAAATGTATGTGCTTCTCTTCCCACGTTTGGCAAATTAAAATAAAATAAATCATTCTCTGCACAGTTTTTGTTATAAACTATACTTTTATATTTTAATTTAAATATCCATTCGATATTTTCCATGTATTTAGAAATCACGACCGTAAGTTCGCGTTTCTTCACACTAATAGTATTTAACACATCCCGGCTCGTGCTGTATATCGGTTTCATATTTATCAACATACATTGCCAATCGGTCATAGACCGCATAATAATCAATGTTATTTTGTAATTGATACAACCTTGAATCGAGTTGTATTTCTATTGGAAATATATCATCTATAATCTTGCGCGCCCCTTTTGGAGATATGATGTATGCGTGCGGCCCGCAAAACTGTCCTTTAGGTTTGAAAATTTTATTAGAAACGGGTATTTTTTCGTATTTTGTGTCATAGTAACCAAGATAACAAAAGTCAAAATCCGTCGGAAGTTCTTCCAAAATCTCGGAAAGTTCGCTGTCAAAATTTTTATGGATTAGTATATCATCGTCCATTACAAATAAAGTTTTTTTTGTTTCAACCGCATAATCAAATATTTTGGTGTGTGTAAGATAAAATCCAAGGCCGCCGGGCGTAACGCTCAATCCACTAATTACGGGTTTTCCCGACATAATATCCTCGTATGCACGTTTACTGAGAAAATTCCGAGGAATGAAGTTGGGATTGACATTTCTCCCATCTATACCACTCCATTTTTTAATGTTGTTTTTAAGAATGTCACTTTTCTGTATTTCTCCTTGGATATACTCAAGCCTGTCCGCTCTTCTATCTAGATTAACAAAATAATACTCATCCACAGACACGCCCGTTTTATTGTTATGTTTTTGGGGGAGATATTTAATTGATTTTTTTAAAGGTTTTAAAAATCCTCTCGATTTGGATACCGGCCACAAAACAAAATTCTCCGGTTTATTTTCGGACTGTATCGTGTATATTTTTTTGTAATTCTTATACTTTTCGTACAGCTTGAAGGAATCTATTTTAAAATCTTCTCTAAATAGAGATTTGGAAAATTTGTCCTCTATACAAAAAAACCAATATTGATAGTCATCCACCTTTTCTATTTCCGATTCATTCCATTCAATTACAATATTATAGTCAAGTTTATTTGGTTTTTTGTATCCATATGAGAATATTTGCAATTCTTCTCTCCAATTACATTTATATAAATCAAATAAATTCGGATTATTTAAGCAACACAAATCAAATATTTTTTCGTCGCTGCCTATATACCCATTTGTTAGACTTTCATCAACATACTTATTAAATACTTCCTTAATTTTGGGAATCAAATTTTTGTGTAAGAAAAATATAGTGCCTTTTAATAAACGCGTTTGGGAAAGTAAATGTGCTCGAATATCGTTCATATTGGGGCCAATTTCGTCGTTTATGCAAAAGAACTTTATTTTGTCATCCACAAGTTTTAATAATGAAGGATCTGGCCATTTTTTTATATTTTCAACTTCCTTGGAAGTGCGGATAAAACCGGCATCAACCCAACTGAAATATTCCGTATTGAATAGATTTTCTTCCATCACTTGTTGTAGATAATTAACTTTGTTAAACATCAAAACGTTGTAAAGCGGCTTTGACATTTCCGGTACATCCCTGTGGTATGCAATTTTTTTAAACTCCTCAGAAAACATCAATTTTTCTAACCTGTCGTTGAACATTTTATACGCCGGTAGTTCTTCTACCGTAGTTTCTTTTATTATTGTATTTTTTAACTCGGGGTCTACTTTTCTTCTTGCCTCCAATATTTGGCTCACAAACTTCGTCTCAGTCGTGATATATAATTTAATATCAAGCGAGAGAAGATTTAAAAACCAGTTCATGTAAGCCTCATTCGGAACAGTGAAAGATTTCCAGTTTTTTCTATCTATATCAAAATAGAATGTACAGAATGTTATATCCATGACCAAGTAAATTGGGCTCCTTTGTGCTTCAAAACACAGGTTGATTGTGTATTAATAAAATATTTATCTTCTTCGTTCATCATACTTGAAACATAAAATCCATCACTCGCAAGTGTGGTTGGAACGAACCCCTCGGAGTACCCGTAAAATCCTTGCCCATTCACGGCATTTAGATGGGCAAGTGCTCTATTTGAAAATCTTACGATTGGAAAAAATGAGCCTAAGTGTCTATTTACAGATTTAAATTTATCGCCCGGTCCGGGAGCAAAATCTAACCATTCCCCCCCAGATCCCTTCATCTTTTTGCTAACAACATTGACTCTATCCAACTCTGGATATTGTTCTTTTTTGAATGCTTGTATTGCAATGAAGTCATCGGTGTATTCTTCATATGCATTCAACAACGCTTTAAGATCTCCTTCAAACTGCACATCGTCGTCAAAAAACCAATAATATTTGTAATTTGGATTTTTTAAATAATAAGATAGCATTCTAAAATGAGCATAAAAATATTTTGGATTTTGATGATTTCCCCACCTATGCATTCTATTTATGGGGCGATTGAAATTGTTTTCTGCAAAAAACAAATCATCAAACAGACATACAGGAATGTTTGAATATTTACTCGATACTTCATTTTCTGACAATCCAAGTTGATTATCAAATAACAATTGAAAGTTTTTAAAATTTTGATTTCTAAAAGTCAAAATATTATCCTTCCATCCACCTGTAAAGGTTTTGTGATAAGTACACATTACTATAGCGGTCTCGTTCATAAATTGTTATTTTTTTTAATTAATTCATGCCATTCCGCAACTCTATTAAATTGATGTACTATATCGTATTTGTTTCCAAACTTATTTACTATATGGTTATCTTTCATTTGTGGAATTCCGTAACGTATATTTTTCTTAAAGTCCCATGCATCAAAGAAATACGTAGGTCCGGCAACGGCACAATGCATTGCCCAACCATCGTCCAAGTTAAATACTTTTATATTTTTAATCTGGTTGTTCGAAACCATTACTATCAACGCCGCTTGGTCTTTTATATTATGCTTATCCGTGGAATTCTCGCATAAGTTATACATAGATTCATATAAACTTATCAACGATGTTCTTTTTCCAGCAATCACCCCCGAATTCATTACTTCAGTTTTTCTACACTTTTGAAATTCCGATGGGAACAATTTATTTATATTATCGGTGTTCCAAACTTCGTGTTCTACTAGCAATCCTTCTCCGCTAATAAAAATATCGTAGTTACTTGTATCAAGTTTTACAAACGGATCGCCCTGAAATGCAACGTCGTATACATCCGTTATCAATAACAAATCTATATCTGTACTCTTGAGGGAATCGACGGTATATTTTAGTCTTTCATGATTTATTTCGTGGGTATTGGGAAGATTTACTTCTATACATTTTATTCCCAATCTTTCGCACATTTGTATTTCTGATGGATTTGCATTGGCACACAGCAACATAACCTCCCCATTTGAATATTTTTTGAAACTAAGCGCCCACAGTTTTACTTTTTCTATATTTTCCCCTATATTATTCGCCAGCCCCAGTAATGCTTTTTTCATTTAAATTTTAAATTTTTGTTTTTTTCTATAGCCCACGAACTATCCAAGTAAATTTCAATATCCGGATATTGAAATGTGCTCACTATGGCATTATGAACCCCGTGACAATTATAATCATGTCCCGAAATAATTCCTCCGTCATTTAATTTTGAATACGATAGAAGTGTTTCCGATCTCGTTTGCTCATAATCGTGAGAAGTGTCAATATAAATTAAATCATATTGTCCAATAGTGATTTCATTTAAAAATGATACCGAATTGGATTTATAAAACTTGATATCATAACTTTTTATCAAGTCTTCCATCTCTGGGTATAGTACCAAATCCACACAAGTTACGTCGTTTGAATATTCTCTAAAAAGCTTAGAAGATGCCCCGTAAAAGCAGCCAAGCTCCAAAATCTTTGTATTTTTTTTTATATGTCGTCGGCACAAATAATCAAGCCCGTGAAGATAATTCACATAGAATCCTTCTTGGTACAGCCCACCAAATCCTTTCCCCAAATGTGGACGAGGATGTCCCGCGTGACACATTCTTTCAAATTCTAAATTCATAGTTTTCCTGTAATTTTTTCACACCAGCCTTTGGATTTGCTATATGGCCATACAACCCAATATTTTGGTCTTGATGTAGTTTGGAAATCTCTCCAAACTTTACAATATCCATCGGGGTCTCTCAACATATTATTGATCTCGTTGATGTCAGCATCTTTTCTAAATAAAGTTTCATCTTTATGATCATGAAATGCAACAACCCAATATTCGTAATCTTTTTCCGGCACTTGATTAACTTGTATATCTATACAATGCTTAAATACACTCGTGAATGATTTTTCCCACTCTTCTTCGGTTTTATATTTAGCAAAATTATTTGGTGGATACTTTTTGTCCAATGTTTCTTGTTGCACAGCCCGTTTTCCAAAATGCAATCCTGCATATTTTTCATAGTCTCTCAAAGTTCTTACTTTACCAAATCCATATATTCCCCAATCTATGGTATTATAATCCTCACCATCCATAGAAAATAATATTCTATTTCGCTTGTGACAACTTTCATTTCTTTCTCCCCAATGCTTTTTATCTGGTAATTTATCTTTGTTTTCTCCCGTATGATCATCCCAATGCTTGGTTCTTCCTTTGCGTGTATATTCATGCCACGCAACAATTTTGTGTGGATGAAACAAATCATATCCATGTGTGTATGCTCGAACTGCTATACTAATTTCTTCTCCGTGAAAATAATATTCTGGGTCGTGTTGTACTTCTTTGCAAAATTGACCAGTTGTAAAAGCAAAGTGTGCAGAATAAAATCTAGATGGAACTGGTTCTGTTTTGTCTTTCCAATCTGGAATAGATGCTGGTAGAAAAAACACTGCACCTTCTGGGATAAATCTATCAAAATCCATTCGCCATGGAACTTGTGTTCTGCCAGCCGGATCATTATCTGGATCAAATGATGGAATGTATGAAGTCAATAATGGCTTGGCATATCCCATTCCCTGTAGTTGTTTATACATTCCAATAACAATATCATCCCAATCTTTTGCAAATCTGTGATGTGAATCAAGTTGCAGCGTATATTCTTCATCTTCATATCTTTGTTGAATTTGATTTCTTGCCCAACAAGCTCCTTTGCTTTGTTTGTAATCAATATCAATTATCTTTACATTTGACAAAGACTTTATTTCATCAATATTTTCTTCAGGAGCATGTTGCCACGCAACGCAAAACACCAAATTTTCTGGATGATTTGCATTTGCTATGCAGTCTTTTATTGTATGAATCAACTGAGGATCTCTATATGATGCAATCTGAATGAATATTTTATCTTTGAGCATATAACCTTTGTAACATTTACTTGTATATATATATATATATAAGTTATAAAAATAATTATGGAATATATAAAATGATGTCATCGTCCAAACCAACAAGAATACGAGATTTGTCAGACAATTTTATAACTAATAACTCCGATTGATTTTGAATAGCACCAGATAGTCTTGTTTCGGACGAGTCTTTTTTTATCAATCTGACTTCATATCCAACATTCGATGGATTAAATGCTGTATCAAATGCGGATTTTAGTGCGGGAAATGATGTTTTATCTACAGTAGTTTTCATAAAATATTATGTGCAAGTAATGCCTTCTATTACGCTACCTGCCGTGACGTTTGCTGTTCCGGTTTGAATACATTGTGTACCAAAAAGCCCGCCCGGCTCGCCGGAATAGTCTACTGCGTAATATGCGCCACCGACACAAGTTGTTGCTGTTATATAAATTGTGCCAGCGCCGTCATAATAGAATGCAGTGTCCTTGCAGACAGGAGTTGCCGTTGCTGTTGGCGTTGGTGTAGTTGGCGTTGGCGTTGG